CCTGCGCCTCACGGCGATACCCTCGCCGCACTTGCCCGCCGTCATCGCGATGCTTTTATTAAAACCACGGATTCAATTACTGTAATTGATTATTCAATTGATGATAGCCCGCTAACTGATACTCAACGTGCCGAGTTAACCACTACCCGCGCCGCCTACCGCGCATGGCCCACGGTGGAAAACTGGCCGCGGGTTGAGTTGCCGGAACTGCCGCAATGGCTTTTGATTGAAGCGGTCAATCAGGGCTATATTGTTCCCGACTGGCCGCCAGTCGTATAGCCCTGCTCAACAACCCCGCCAGCCGGGGTTGTTGGTTTCTCTGTTGTGCCACCCCTCACACAATCCTCATCACCTGCCCCGCGCGCAGTAATCCGGCATCATAGCGAATGAACGCTTAACCGGAGAAAACCGCATGTCTGCAACCGATTACCACCACGGTGTGCGCGTCATTGAAATTAGCGAAGGCACTCGCCCGATCCGCACTGTCAGTACGGCGGTAGTCGGGATGGTCTGTACTTCCGATGATGCTGACCCCACTCTGTTCCCACTCAATACCCCGGTATTACTCACCGATGTGCTGGCCGCCAGCGGCAAAGCCGGTGAAACCGGCACATTAGCCCATTCACTGGATGCTATCAGCGACCAAACCAAACCACTGACCGTCGTTGTCCGGGTGGCGCAGGGTGACACCGAAGCTGAAACCACGTCCAATATTATTGGCGGAATAACACCGGATGGCCGTTATACCGGCATGAAAGCGCTGTTAGCGGCGCAGGGTAAGTTTGACGTCAAGCCCCGTATTTTAGGGGTGCCCGGTCATGACACTCTGGCGGTATCCACTGAGCTACTTTCCATCGCTCAGAGCCTACGTGCCTTTGCCTACATCAGCGCCTACGGTTGCAAAACCAAAGAAGAAGCCATTATCTACCGCGATAATTTCAGTCAGCGCGAAGCGATGGTGATTTGGCCCGATTTCCTCAGTTGGGACACGGTCACTAACGCCGAAACCACCGCTTACGCCACGGCTCGCGCCCTCGGCTTGCGTGCCAAGATTGATAATGATGTTGGCTGGCATAAAACGCTGTCTAACGTCGGGGTGAATGGCGTCACCGGTATCAGTGCGGATGTGTTCTGGGATCTGCAAAACAGCGCTACCGATGCCAATTTGCTCAACAGTAAAGACGTCACCACGCTGATCCGCAAAGATGGTTACCGTTTTTGGGGTTCCCGTTCTTGTTCTGACGATCCGTTATTTGCCTTTGAGAACTACACCCGCACCGCACAGGTACTGGCTGACACCCTGGCCGAGGCCCATATGTGGGCTAACGATAAGCCGCTTACCCCGTCACTGGCAAAAGACATTATTGAGGGTATTCGCGCCAAAATGCGCGAGCTGAAATCATTGGGTTATCTGATTGATGGTGACTGCTGGTACGACGACAGCGTAAACGATAAAGACACACTAAAGGCTGGCCGCCTGTTTATTGATTACGACTATACGCCGGTGCCGCCGCTGGAAGATTTAACCCTGCGTCAACGCATTACTGATCGTTATCTGGCTAATTTCGCCGCCGCCGTTAACAGCTAAGGAGCGTAACTATGGCATTACCACGCAAGCTTAAGTTCCTCAATGTGTTCAATGACGGGAACAGCTATCAGGGGGTGGTTGAATCCATCACCTTGCCAAAATTAAACCGCAAATTTGAAGACTTTCGCGGGGGCGGGATGAATGGCAGCGCCAAGGTTGACCTGGGCCTTGCTGATGGGGCGCTGGACGTTGACTGGACGCTGGGCGGTATTGAGTCCGAGATCTACAAGCAATGGGGCGTGACCAAAGTCGATGGTGTGTTACTGCGTTTTGCTGGCTCCTATCAGCGCGACGATACCGGCGAAACCCACGCGGTAGAAATTGTCCTCCGTGGTCGTCATGAGGAGATCGACGGCGGTGACAGCAAGCAAGGCGATAACAGCACAACAAAAATCTCCACAAAATGTACTTACTACAAATTGACATGGGATGGCGAAGTGCTGCTCGAGGTCGACATTGTGAACATGGTCGAAATGGTCAACGGCGTCGATATGCTGGAAGCCCACCGCCGCAACATCGGCCTGTAATATCACGGTGCGGATAACTCCGCGCCTTTACCCCTTATTTATTGGTAACCATTATGAGCAAGATAACCACTGTAGATGCATTACCGTCCGTGCCTGTCGAGACTTCTGCTGATGCCTTTAACGTAGTCACATTAGATGCGCCGATCATGCGAGGTAATACAACAATCACGCAGATCACGGTCAATAAACCCAATACCGGCGCATTGCGCGGTGCCAAATTGCAGGCACTGCTTGATACCGATGTTGATGCGTTGATCCGTGTGCTGCCCCGCGTCACCACCCCTAACCTGACCGTGCCAGAAATTAACAATTTGGAACCAGCCGATATTTACGCGTTATCGCAGGCACTGGCGCTTTTTTTCTTGCCGAACTCGGTGCGGTCAGATTTCCTGACAGCTTAACCGTTGACGATTTGATAGCGGATATTGCGATAACCTTTCACTGGCCGCCCTCCGCTACCGAGGCGATGTCCTTAGGTGAACTTTTAGAGTGGCGACATAAAGCCATTATCCGCAACGGGGGCAGTGATGAGTGATAAGAACCTCCGTTTGCGGGTTTCCTTAAGTGCCATAGATAAAATCACCCGGCCATTTAAATCTATGTTGGCCAGCAATAAAACGCTGGCTGCATCCATTAAAACGACGAAAGACCAGCTTAAGCAACTCAATGGCCAGGCAGCCAAAATTGAGGGTTTTCGTCAGAATAAAGCCGCTGTTGATCGTGCCGCACAGGCGTTGACTGCCGCCCGCGATAAAGCGCGTCAACTCGCCACTGAATTAAAAAACAGCGCAGCGCCCACAACTAAGCAGGCGAGAGAGTTTAAGCGTGCGGGTGAAGAGGCCGCAAAACTCAAGCAAAAGTACAATGACTTACGTACCGCACTCCACCCCCAGCGTGCCGCCTTACAAAGCAGCGGCGTTGCCACTAATCGACTGGGACAAGCACAGCGAACCCTTAAAGCCAGCATCACCAGCACCACCGCCGCGCTGGCCGCACAACAACGTCGGTTAGCGCAACAAGCCCAGCAACAGCAACGCCTGAATGCCGCCCGCAATCGCTTTGATGCCAGCAATCAGCGCAAAGCGGTAGCCGCCGGGCTGGGTTATACCTCGCTTGCTACCGGCCGCGCCATGGGTCGAGGGATAACCAAAACGTTGGGTGTGGGTTATGAATTTGACGCGATGATGAGCAAAACCCAGGCCGTTACCCGCATTCCGGATAAAAACGCGGAGGATATGCAGGCGATGCGTCACCAGGCCCGTCCCCTGCCACTCTCATCCAAGTTTACCGATCTGGAAGTGGCTGAAGGCCAATACTTTCTTGGCCGCACCGGCTATAGCCCGAAACAGGTTATGGGGGCAATGCCCGGTATGCTTAACCTCGCCGCTGCCGGAGGGATTGATCTTGCTACTACTGCCGATATTGCTTCCAATATTCAAACCGCGATGGGTATTCCAGCGGAGAAAATGGATCACGTTGCCGATGTGCTAACAGCACTCTTCATCCGGAATAATGTCGATATCCCGATGCTGGGTGAATCGCTTAAGTACTCTGCCGGTGTGGGTCGCGAATACGGCCAGAGTCTGGAAACCGTGGCGGCGGCCACAGCTATGCTGGGTAGCGCGGGTATTCAAGGCAGTCAGGCCGGTACCACTATGCGCAGTATCTTGAGCCGTATTGGTGGCTCTAAAACCGTGAAAGATTTAGGCGTCAAAACTGCCGATAAAGACGGCAATATGCGTGATCTGGTTGATATTCTTAAAGATATCAACGAGAAAACCGCAAAAATGGGTAATGTTGAGCGCGGGGCAATCTATAAAAGTATTGCTGGCCAATATGCCGTTACCGGATTTGGCGTGTTAATGAATGCTGCCGAGGATGGATCGTTGGAGCAGATGCGAGGCCAGCCCGGCCAGTATGATGGTGAATCAAACCTCGTAGCTTCAACCATGCTCGACAACCTAAAAGGCGATATGACCATTCTCCATGCCGCCATGGAGAATATCAGTGTTGAGTTATTTGAGAAGAATAACGACTGGTTACGTTCGGCGGCAAAAGGCATCAGTGAATTTATGCACGGCGTGGCTGAATTCCTTAAGGCCCATCCCGGCGTGAGTACTGCGATTGTAAAAGTGGGTACCGTTGTCGCCATTGCGACCGCCGCATTCGGGGCGCTGGCGATTGCTGCCGTGGGTATTTTAGGCCCCTTCGCCCTGCTCCGTTTTACTACCTCAGTGCTGGGGATCCGCTTATTGCCGCGCTTGTCGTTGAGTCTGTTTCGACTGGCAAGTATTACCCCCATTACAGGTGCGCAAATTGGCAACTTTAGCCGCTCCCTGCTCGCGATGTCTCAACAGGGCGGCCGCTCAGCCATCGCCAGTTTAAAAGGGTTGGGTCAAGGTCTGGTGAACGTGGCCCGCTCGCCAGTGAAATCGGCCGTCAGTGGCTTTACGTTACTCGGTAATGGTATTAGCTGGCTGGCTAAATCCCCGCTTAGGTTCCTGCGTTTCGCGCTCGGTGGCCTGGGTAGCATGTTGGGTATCCTGATCAGCCCGATGGGGTTAATTGCCGCGGCAATCGTGGGTGCTGGCTTATTGATTTACAAGTACTGGCAACCGATTAAAGCGTTCCTTGGGGGTGTGGTAGAGGGCTTTATGCAGGCCGCCGCACCGATTAAAGAGGCGCTTAAACCGCTGGGGCCGGTGTTTGACTGGATTGGTGATGCAGTCAAAAACGTGTGGAACTGGTTTAAAAAGTTACTGGAACCGGTGCAATCGACCACGGCCGATTTAAACCGCGCCGCTAATGCCGGTAAGGCCTTTGGTCAGTTTTTGGCTGACGGCATTGGACTGGCCATGATACCGATAAATGCGTTGATCTCATCCATTAAATGGGTACTTGAAAAACTGGATGAAGTAAAGCAACGCTCTGATAAAACCCAGGCACTGGCGCAGGCAAGCCCAGCCACTGCCGCGGGCCCAGGTAACTACGGCGTGGCGTGGAAGCCAGCGCAAACGAAAAGCACCTATATCGAAAGTAAATATACCGGGGCATATGATAACGGCGGTACCATCCCGCTGGGAAAATTTGGTGTGGTAGGTGAATATGGCCCGGAAATCATCAACGGCCCGGCACAGGTCACCAGCCGCCGCAACACCGCCGCTATGGCGGTTGCGGCGTCCATGCTATTCAGTGGCTACCCGGCCAGCGCCGCGCCGCTCCATCCTTACAGTTTACCGGCGGCACAGTACCGCAGTAGCAACGGTCAGACAAATAATCATCAGCAAAATCAAACCAGCCATGCTGCGCCAGTTATCAATATTTACCCGACGCCGCAGCAGGATGCGCAGGATATTGCCCGCGAGGTGGCCCGCCAACTGGCCGCCCACAACCGCAGGGAACAGAGCAAATCAAACCGCAGTTATCAAGACCATGACGACTAAGGAGCAATAACATGATGATGGCACTGGGGATGTTTGTCTTTATGCGGCAAACCACCCCTTATCAAGATTTTCAACATCAGATGGCGTGGCGGCATCCGTCAAATGCCCGTTTTGGTCTCCGCTCATCCAGTCAATTTTTAGGGCCAGATGAAGAATCCATTACCTTATCCGGTGTGTTGTATCCAGAGCTGACCGGCGGCAAGCTTTCATTAATGGCCTTGCAACTGATGGCAGAAACCGGCAAGGCCTGGTCACTGATTGAAGGGAACGGCGCGATCCATGGCATGTTTGTCATTGAGAGCCTGGAACGCACTAAAAGTATTTTTTTCAGTGATGGGTCAGCCCGTAAAATTGAATTTACGCTTAGCTTAAAACGTACCGATGAATCACTAAAAGAGATGTTTGGGGATCTGTCTCAGCAATTTGACGATATCGCCAGCAGCGTATCGAACACCGCCGCCGGATTATTATCATGATACGCATTGATACCGGGCATAACGAACCCGATTATTCTATTTCCGTGGATGGCATAGATAAAACGGGTGGCATTAAAAAGCGCCTAATGTCATTGACGTTAACTGATAACCGGGGCTTTGAAGCCGATCAATTAGATATTGAGTTTGATGACGCGGACGGTAAAGTAGAGTTACCGCGCCGTGGCGCTAAAATAGCGGTATCACTCGGCTGGAAAGGCGCAGCGCTGATCGATAAAGGTACATTTACCGTAGATGAAATAGAACACAGTGGCGCGCCGGATAAGCTGACGATTCGCGCCCGCAGTGCGGATTTTCGTGAAACGCTTAATATTCGCCGTGATCAGTCTTACCATAAGACCACTATTGGCGGGATAATTAAAACCGTTGCCGAGCGAAATAAACTCACGCCAACATTAAATAAAGCGATGTCTGATTTAGCTGTTGACCATATAGACCAAACCAACGAATCAGACGGTAATTTCATTACCCGACTGGCGAAACAATATGGCGCTATTGCCGCTGTGAAAAATGGCAATCTGTTATTTATTCGTCAGGGCCAAGCTAAAACCGCCAGCGGTAAACCCATTCCGGCCATGACTATTATTCGTGGTCTGGGCGACGGCCATCAGTTTAGTATGGCTGACCGGGGCGCTTATACCGGCGTTGTCGCCAACTGGCTGAATACTCGCACCACTGAAAAGCCAGTGGTTAAGGTCAAGCGAAAACGCAAACGTAAGGCGACCACTGCCGCCAAACCCAAAGAGCTCGAAGAGAAACAGGGCGAATATCTGATCGGTACTGATGAGAATGTGCTGATCTTACGCACCACTTACGCCAGTAAAAACAATGCACAGCGGGCGGCAAAATCAAACTGGGAACGGCTGCAACGGGGCGCGGCGAAATTCTCTATTCAACTGGCGAAAGGGCGTGCGGATCTCTATCCCGAGGTGCCGGTTAAAGTTACTGGATTCAAAAAACAGATTGATGAAGCAGATTGGACGCTGGTCACGGTGACCCATTCCGTGAGTGACAGCGGTTTTACTACCGCGCTGGAATTAGAAGTGAAAATAGATGATTTGGATATGGAATGATGATTTTTAATCAATAATAACGCATAATTATCATTAATACCG